GGTGCTGGTGCCGGTGCTGGAGCAGGTGCGGCTGCTGGCGCTGGTGCTTGTGCAGGAGGTTTAACACCCGGAGCCTCATCGGGTTTCTTAATGAACCGGCCTTTTTCATCTCGCCCAGGTAAAGGTGCTTTACCTGGTTTACCTTTGGCCTTCTTGATAGCAGCAATGAGTTCGTCATGTCTGCGTTTTTCACTATCAAAATTGTCGGACTGAAAATTCTTAGTCAATTCAGCCTTCAGTCTTCTATCTTCTATGTCGTTTTTGATGACGTTATAGATTTTTACGCCGACTCTTGCAGCGCCATCACCTTTGGTCAGTCTTGGTTTGCTCCCTGAGACTACATCAGCATAGAACCCGGTGTTGACATTGCCCACCTTCTGAGCAGTGCTTGGCGCACCAGCAGGCTTCTGCGGTTTACTAACACCAAGATTTTTTTGTAAACCTGCAATCGTAGACTGCTGTTTTACTAACAGGTCTACAATCTTCTTATCTAATTCAGCACGCTGATTATTTAACTTCCCAAGATCATTCTCTTGACCAAGTTGGGCAATAAGTGGACCTAATTGGGAGTTTACATTTCGATTGTTCATCTACGTTCCGAATTCCTTTGTTTTATCTTATCATTCTCTTCTTCCACATATTGCGATAACAAACCTACATAAACTTCACGTTCCCACGGTATCATACCTTCAAGCTCAGACAAACTATAATGATGGTGTTGCATTAATGCAAAGTTTGTCGTATAATAATTCCTCAAGGTATCATGCCGCATTGCTATCCGAAAAAATTTTCGAGTCCCTCCACATCGATAATGTGGTGAAAGCCACACTTCTTACAGTCCATCTCAATTTTCTTATTTAACGTAGGAAGATTACTAAAGAATTCTTCAATCTTACCGAATTGTGTAGTATTCAATGATTCAACGAATTCAACTAATTCTTCCTTGCTCGACTCTTTTGCATAAAAGAACTGTTCCCCGTCAAATATATGTTCAATACTATCTAGAATCATTTCAAATACTAAATCAGTTGCATTATCAATGTTCTTAGATGAATTCAAGACAGAAAATGTTGGGTAACGCAATTTAATAAAAATGTTATCCGTTAACTGAATCTCATCTTTTGTATCTGGGTCCTGATTAACTTGAATCTCTAATAGGTTAAAATTGGCGTCCATGAGATTACCACATGGCGTATCTTCTACAACATTTTCACACTTATATTTGTTTTCTACTACTTCACCAACAGACCTTGCTCGCAACTGAATGAAATAGTATTCAACATCAACAATCGGTAAACTATCAATATCAAGGTCCTCAGTCAAAGTACAATTATGTAAAACTTGTTTGATGTTTTTCTCAATGGTTTCCGGTTCATTGGATTCCATCGCCATCATAAGATTTCTTTGCTCTTTCACTAAGAAAGGCCGATAACGTATCTTTTTCTTGGAAAGTGGTAAAATCAAATCATATACAGGTGCGTCAATTTTTGGTAAGGCCATAATATTCCCTCATTTCATTTTAAATTGCAAATTCACCATTATCTTGTGCTTGCTGGTTTAATACATCCATTTCAGTCGATGACAAAAACATATCATTAGGTGTCGGCGTTGTTAGCCCAGTTAAACCGCCTGCTGAATTCAGTATACTAGAAATGCCAGCCTGTAGTAAACTAGAGCCTAATTGGCGAATGGAATTATTCTGCCAGTATCTATATGCAAATACTACAGCCAACTTATGATGCGTTGAATCGCTGGACCAATCGAGGTCTAATTGATTAACTGCAATCGGAAAAGCATCGATCAGGTTGACTGAGTAAACCAAAGAATTTGAATTGTCATATTGATTCACTACCAAAGTGGAAATATAATCATCTCGGTAATTGAAATCAAAACTCATCGTTGGATTGATATACTCCATCCACATATCAAAGAAAATCTTCTCACTCATGTCATTAGAAACAACAAAAGTCATCTCAGATTCATTATAATTCGAATGGTATGCATGTTTTTCAATTGGATTGGAGCCAAACTTTTGATCCGCAGTTGCAAATGATCTGCTAGGTAGTTGTGCAGTCTCACAACGGAATGTAAGTTTCCTGGATGTAGCCAAATACGGAAGCAAAGGCACAGGAGCAGGAATAGATACATCAAATCTATTAGGTCTGGCTGGATCACCATTAAAAGATGATAAGAATTCTGTGATATTTACTGGCATTATTCGTCCTGATTAAAGTGAGCCATGTGTTCTTTGTATTCTTGTACAGAATCTTTCCATACAGTCTGCGCCTTAGCACCTTTGAATTGGTGTAGAGGTAACATTATGGCTACATCCCATTCGTTTGGCTGAATCGTCAACAACTTTGATCTGACATGGTTGTGTAAATAACGCTTGATGCATGGTCTGAACTCAGCATACCGTTTAGTTGCTTGCAAAATATCATATGATATACGCATACGCTTGATATCATTATCTGGTGTTAGTTGAGCAAATTTCATCAATTTGGTTAAAAACGCAACACGATATTTAACCGGCAAATAATGTAAATTCAACCCAAGAAAACCGTCATTGTATCGTTCCAAGACCAGAACCATCGGGAACTTATCCCAATATGGCATATCTGCTTTGGTCTTGGGGTCATAGTAGAAACAATACAACATACCTAATCTAAACTGATTGGTTTGTCTGAATGTTTCACGGGAAATTGTCGAAGCAATATTAGATGTTTTCTTAATCTCATCTATTTTTTCACGCAACCAGGTCACCGAGTCTTTGGACATAGTCCTCAGCCCTTCAGTTTTCTTTTGTTCCGCGAGTATGGTGAGTTTTGATTGAGTAGCCATATGCGTATTTAGTTATATTCCTAAATCGTCTTCAGTTAGTATTTTGAACACCCAGCCTCTATCTAAACACAACTCAGTTGCTGCTGCCCACTTTGCTTGATTTACACCCCAAGTTGCAACCTCACGAATATATTGCGGTGTTATTCGTTTCTTCTTTACAGGTTCCATGGCCTGTTTCTTGGGCTTGACTTCAATCAACATAGTTTTTAACTTATTATCCGGTGAACGATACTTCACCAAGAAATCTGGGAAGTATCTGTGCCTCTTTCCGTCAACCGGGGATATATAAGGGATAATGAGTTCTTCTGATGCCCAGGATATTATGGTGGGTTCTTTGTCCAGATAGGACATGACCCTACATTCCCAGCTTGACCGGTAAATGATGTTTTTATAGTCACCCACATATTTGTGTGGATTTTTGGGGACGAACTTTCCAGAATATGCCATATAAATACTATGTATAATCATTTTTAGAGAACCCCAATGGCAATAATTTCCATACCTACATCAATCGGTGGAGTAGCACTACCCGGAACTATCGGGCAATTTGCTAGTGGGCCATTAGCCTCACTCTTTGGTGGCAAATCTTTATCTACACTCAATTATCCTACTGAACTTTCAACTGATGCGACTAAAAGTCATTACGTTACGTTTTCGATAAAGGAAATTGTTCCCGCACAATATAAAGATACCAATCAAGGAACAGGTATAGGTTTTAAAAGTGCAGCTACCGCTCTCGAAGGTGTAACCAGTCAAGTTGGAGGTAAGATTCAAACTGCTGTAGATTCTGTATCTCCATTTTTGGCTGAGTTGGGTATAATATCTACCGGATCAGAAACCGGCGTCAATATTACTAAAGCAATAAGTAGTGGATTAAAAGAAGGCCTGCAAGTAACGGCACCAATTAAAAACACAAAAGCAATCATATCATTGTACATGCCAGATACTGTATTGCAAGATTATAGCGCACAGTGGGATACAGTAAGCATGAGAGACATTTTAGGTAGTACTATACAAAGTGTGCGGGCACTAGAACAACTTGCACCTAAAGGGTTTAGTGCAGCCGGAGGTGCTAGTGGGGCTTTAAACAAAGCCGGAGCCGTTTGGGGTGCAGTATCAAGTGACCCATTCATTCAAGACAAGATTGCTAAAGGCATAGGTAAGGTTGCCGGTTTTGCTGGTGCAGATTCCTCCGGGCTTGCCGAAGTATTATTACAGGGTCAGGGGTTTACAAGTAACCCACAACTACAAATGTTATATCGAGGCTTAGGTGTCCGGGCATTTTCATTATCTTTCACGTTTAGTCCAAAATCCATAAAAGAAGCAAAGACTGTGGATGAAATCATATACACGTTCAAACGTTATGCTGCACCAACTTTCTCTAGTGGAGATACCATATCAAGTCAAAGTATGTATTTAATACCGCCTGCACTTTTTGCGGTTAAATTTTATAATAAGGGTAAAGAAAACACATTCCTACCCAGATACACTGACTGCGTATTAAAAGATATTAGTGTCAATTTCGCACCCAATGGATTTGCTGCACATGCTGACGGCGCTCCAATACAAACAACAATGACCCTAGGATTTGAAGAAATTGAAATTGTTGATAGGAAGAGACTTGAGCTTGGTCATACTAGTAGTGACGACAGAGGGCTAAGATAATGAAATACTTCCAATCATTACCTAAGATTGCGTCAATTGATTACTCAGGTAACCTAATCACACTCACAAATCTCATGGTTCGATCTGAGATTATTCCAGGGTTACTAAGAAATCCGTTGCTATTTTATTCTTATGACATTCAAGACGGCGATACTCCAGAAATCATTGCCCACAAATACTACGGCGACTCTTATCGTTATTGGTTAGTGTTATTTGCGAATTTAATTATTGATCCACAATGGGATTGGCCAATGAACCCAAACCTACACCAAGATTACATTGTGAAAAAATATACAGATGATACCGCAAACTCATTAAACACCACAGCTAATACCGTATCACCAACACAAGTGTTCTCATATACTCAAAGCACGATTCAAAATTATATCAAAAGCATAACCACAGTCGATAGCTTATCTTCACAAGCCAACACTTCAACTTATGTGATTGACCAAACGGCATATAATAATACCGTGGTCGGATCCAATATCGGAACTTTTGCTGACGGCACACAAGTTTCTGAAACCGTGACACTATACACACAATCAATATATGATTACGAAGTGCAACAGAATGAAGCAAAGAGAAATATCAATCTCATAAACTCAATTTATGTTCCACAGATCGAAAGTCAATTTAAATCGTTAATGAGTCAATGATATGGCAGATGCAGCGTTAACACAGCCAGGTGTAGTTTATCCTAATGATTACACCCTTGTAAATTTGACGATACTGACTTCAGTTACTTCTATTGATGTCAAGAATATACTCGTTGAATTGTCGTACAATGAAGACCTTTTCAACAATACCGCTTCTGGTTACCTGATGGTCGTGGATTCGACCGGGTACATTGAAAAACTCCACATGAACGGCAACGAATTTATTAGAATAACTTTCGGTAAAGCAGACAGCACAACTCAGATTGTTGATAAGTTATTCCGTATTTTCAAAGTTGCAAAAAGAAAACCTGAAAACGAAGGTAATACAGAAACCTATTCACTATACTTTTGTTCTGAAGAATTACTGTTGTCTGAACAATACAAAGTAAGTAAATCCTATAGTAATAAGGACATTGCTTCAAATGTTAATGATATACTAAGAACTTTTTTGAAAGTTCCCACTTCTAGGATTGCAGCTATTGAATCTACTGTTGGTGTATACAGTTTCATTATACCTAATCTAAAGCCATTCGATGCCATTAACTGGTTGTCTACATACGCAAGACCAAATTCAAACAATCTTGGTGCAGATATGTTACTATACGAGGATAAATTTGGCTATAACTTCAGATCGCTACAGTCCTTATTTGGTCAAACTGTATACCATGAGTATGCTTTTAATCCCAAAAATATAGACGCAATGACGCAGACCTTATCGGATAAAATGTATAATGTGCAAACATATGAAATCATGGATTCATTTGATACCTTGGGTGCAATCAATTCCGGAGTTTTTGGTAACAAACTGTTATCTGTAGATCCATTGTTAAGAAGATATAAGATAACAAATTTTGACTACGGAGACTACTCAAGTCGAGCAACTAAATTGAATTCTTATCCTGTCACAAATAATTTCACGAATAGATTCGGTGATGGGTTAAACCAAACACCACAAGCTGCATATAAATTAGTCTTTTCAAACTATAACCAGTCGGATGCTACATTTATTAAAGAGAAACCGGGTTCTGTTGCGCCAAATATTTTTGCAGAAACTTATATCCCATATAGGACCGCACAACTGCCGTTATTGAATTATACAAGGATCAAGATTTCAGTTCCTGGTGATCCTGGTATAACTGTTGGTAGAGTAATAAAATTTAACTTGCTATCTAAAGATCCAGTTAAAAAGGAGCCTGATGAGTTCTATTCCGGCAAATACTTAGTTACTGCAGTAAGACATTTGTTAACCATACATTCATATAGGACAGTCTTGGAGTTAGCTAAAGATAGTTCAGTTACTCAATACTCTTCAGTAGATAATAATTCTGCGTTATGGACTAATACAGTAGGAGGCATATTCTAATGTCTAAAATGATTAATAATTTTGCCGGCATGAATGGTTTCATCTGGTGGATGGGCGTAGTTGAAAATCGGATGGATCCACTAGGGTTAGGTCGATGCCAGGTTAGAATTTTTGGTTGGCACACTGATAATCTCCAACTAATACCTTCATCCGATTTACCCTGGGCTTTACCTGTGTTGCCGTCGAACAATTCGGGTAATTTTAGCACACCAAAAGAAGGTGATTATGTTACCGGTTTTTTTGCTGACGCCGAAGCTGGCCAGTTCCCTATCATGCTCGGCGTGCTACCTGGTATAAAGACAGCAGACCCATCAGGAAACACTGGATTTCAAGATCCAAGAACACCAGCACAGATTGCAGCAGCACCTAGAGTTCCTGCGGCAGCCTCAACAACCACATCAACAACAGCAAATACTCAAACTGTATCTGCACAAACATACATTGGGCAACCAACTACACCAGCTATTGCTAGAGGAGTTTTTGTAGGCACAGTATTCGAAAAAGCATACAATAACAGAGCACACGTTTGTGACATTACAGCAGAAACAACATTAGCTATCGCTAAAATCAAATCTGTCATTATGAAAGCTGTGAAAATAATTCGTGATGCAATTGCAGCACTGTTTGCTGGAGCTGCTGCGCTACCTATTGTGACACAAATTACTCAAGCAGTTCGGTACATAAAACAAAAAATCAAGTTAATCCAAAAAGAGTTGAAGCCTATACTTGATGAAATTAAAGCAATTCAAAAATATATAAAATTAGTTCAACAAATTATACAATTCATCCTATCATTACCCGCTAAAGCTGCCGCTGCATTGAAAGCATGTTTAGCCAATTTTACCAGTGCTTTAGGTCAGGTGACTGCTGCAGCAAAACCGTTAATTGCTGCGGCCACGGTGCTCACTAATGCTCAGGCGATTGCTCAAACCACTATAAATACCGCTAGCACAGCATTAACTAATCAAATTACTTCAGCAGCAAATGCAGTAATACCAAAATTGGCATAAGGTCTCCTAAAATGACAGCAAATATTAGTATGTGGACGGAACCTGTGGTCCTTGATCCAGACAATCTTCCTACGTATCCTTATGATAAAGTATGGCAATCTGAATCATGGCACTCAATTGAATTAGACGACACACCAGACAGAGAACGGGTTCGTATTCAACATCGCGATGGTTCGTTCCAAGAGTTTCAACCAAACGGCGACGTTGTAACTAAAGTCGTGAGAGACAATTACCAGATAACTGCAGGCAATAACAATGTCCTAGTAGAAGGCCAATGTAACATCACAGTCAACGGCGCATGTGTTATACACATATTAGGTGATGGTTTAATTCGTGTTGATGGTGATCTACAGCAGATAGTAAAAGGAAACTTAGACCAAGTTGTGGAAGGAGATACAACAATCAATGGAACAGGCGATGTTGACATTACTTCTCAAGGTAACATAAGTCTATTTTCGGAATCAGTTAATATCAATGGTGACTTAAATGTTTCAGGTAGCATTACCGCAGAACAAAGTGTATCTGCAATGTTGAATATAAGTGCAGGTATGCAATCATCCGCAGCTTTAGGTTTTATTACGCCAGGTTTCATATGTGCGGGTTCACCTATACCTTTGACACCAATACCAGGATGGATTTCGGGGATAATGGTTCAAGACGTTGCAGGTTCAATGATGATGATGCGGCTCGCGTATAATACACATGTGCATCTAGCCAAAGGTGTGCCGACGACGCCGCCATTGACTTTAATGATATAATTGGAGTTTCTTTATGTCTGTATTTTCTAGATTAGGTTACAATTTCGATTCGACTGTTTTTGGCTCGGTTGTGAATTTTACCGATGCACAAAAGCAGTTCTATACTGGGCAGACCAATCTAGCTCAATGGCAAATAAATGATTTGGCCAGTTCCAACACCTCAAGTATTTCCAGCTATTATCAAAATCCAATGTCGGCCAATTTGGCTTTCATTTCGACGTTATCAACTATGATAATGTCTTCTGCGAACACTATCAGTATTACATACTTAGGATCCGATTCGACTAAATTTAGTGTAGCAAACACACTAATGATGTCCGCAAATACATTGAATGCAGAAATTGCGTCTTTCATTATACACACGAACAACTTATCGAATGTTACACAATCCCAGGATAGTGCAAATACACCAGATTATCAAATTGCTACTGCAGTCGGTAGACAAGTAGTTTCAATATTAAACCAAACAGACAAATTACAAAATAATACTCCAATTCTAGGTAATTTTACAAGTCTAACGATTGCTCCAGCAGTTGCTGCTAATGTCATTACTTTGAGTGCAGATGCAGTGACTATAGCAGACCCGGCGGTAAGTGCAGCATCTATGAATACTATTATTGGGCATGTGCAAGGGTGTTACTCTTTATTGAACACTAGAAGAACTGCAGATACTTCTTTTTATGTGAACTCACTTGCATTGATAAAAGATTTCCAAACGATAAGTCAATTGAACAGTACTGGAGTGTCTTCAGATTACTTGATAAAAAATTTCATAGGAACACCAAAATTACTTTCCAACACACTGGGTATTGCAATACCTTCAGCGGCAGTGTTGCCAACTCCTACGGTTGAATATCTAATTGTTGCTGGTGGCGGTGGAGGTAATTCAAGCAGCGGCAGCGGTGGTGGCGCTGGCGGGTTCCGCACAGGTTTTGCAGTGGTTCCATCAGCCAGCATTCTAGCTGTTACTATTGGAGCCGGTGGCGCCGGCGGGCAAAATACTACAGGGCTTGCGGGTATAGCTTCTAGTTTCTCGACCATATCTTCAGTTGGTGGTGGCGGTTATTCATCTGGAATTGCAGGCGGTAGTGGTTATGGTGGCGGATACTCAAGCACCGCTGGTGGTGCAGGTACTCCTGGTCAAGGTTATGGTGGCGGCGCAGGTAGCTCGACTGGAGGCTACGGTGGTGGCGGTGGTGGCGGTGGTGCTAGTGCCGTCGGCGGTAATTGTGGAAACGGAGATTATACATATTGCGGTGCCGGCGGCGCAGGTAGAGAATGGCCCATTGGTTCAGGAACATACTATGCCGGTGGCGGCGGTGGTGGTGCATGGATTCAATATGGTGGTGCTGGCGGGCAAGGCGGCGGCGGTGCAGGGCAAGCAGCCTATTTGTCTGGCTACGGATCTGGCACCTCGGGCAGCACAAACACTGGCGGCGGCGGTGGCGGCAATTCTGGAAACTGGACTGCAGGTTATGGCGGCTCAGGTGTTGTGATACTTCGCTATGCAGATACATATCCAACACCGACTCTCGTAACAGGTTCACCAACCATCACAGTTTCTGGTGGATATCGAACCTATAAATTCACATCTACAGGAACAATTATATTTTAAGGAAAGATAAGTATGTCTCATTTTGCACAAGTAGTTGACGGCATTGTCACACAAGTATTAGTCATTGAACAAGACGTTATTGACACAGGTCTTTTTGGTACAGGTTGGGTTCAGACCAGTTACAATACCTCGGGTGGAGTGCATCCTGAAGGTCGCCCACTTCGTAAGAACTACGCAGGTATTGGTTACACTTACGACGTAGACAGGGATGCATTTATTCCACCAAAACCATTTCCTAGTTGGGCACTCAATGAAGAAACTTGTTTATGGGATGCACCAATTCCGCGACCGGGGGATGATAAGCCATATACATGGGATGAAGAAACTGGTGCTTGGATTGTAATGCAAGTAAATACACCAGCATAACAATAGTTAACCACACAGTCAATTCATCACACATAAATAACAAATGGCACAATTAAAAAAGATTTATGCAGATTTAGATTTAACGTTCAAACGTACTCCAGGTACGCGGGATGTTGCTATGCGTTATGATGACCAGGCGGTTATTGCGTCAATTAGGAATCTACTACTGACAAATTTTTATGAGCGACCATTTCAGCCGGACCTTGGCGCAAATATAGATGCACTACTATTTGAGATGGCAACTGATTTGACGGCAAACATACTGGAAGGTGAAATTAGGAATGTGATATCCAATTTCGAACCTAGAGCCGCTATTGATGTTCTGCAGGTGAAATTGAATCCGGACATGAATTCTTTTACAGTATACATACAGTTTTATGTTGGTAATAATACAACACCTTCAGCGGTAAATCTAATCCTTCAAAGGTCCAGATAATGGCATCAAATACAAATATCCAAGTCGCCAATCTTGATTTTGGAGACATAAAACAGAATTTCATTACATATTTGCAGTCTCAAGACACCTTTAAGGATTACAACTTTTCAGGTTCGGCTATGTCCACTTTGTTAGATGTATTGGCATATAACACGCAATACAATGCGTTTTATTTGAACATGGTTGCAAATGAGATGTTTCTAGATTCCGCATTACAACGGGCATCTGTGATATCACACGCTAAACTGATGAACTACGTGCCGCAGTCCTATGTCGGTGCAGTAGCGCAAATTAATCTTGCATTCGGCGGAGTAACAACTACCACGTTTACAGTTCCAAGATATGCCAACTTCATGTCTGAGGCCATTGACGGTGTGAATTATAACTATGTTACCACAGACTCATATACTACATCAGTTTCTAATGGTCAAGCACAATTTAACCAAATAGAACTAAAACAAGGAAAAGTTGCAACATACACGTTTACCGTTGATAGCACAACCAATCCAAAATACATTTTTGAAATTCCGGACGCAAACATCGACACATCGACGTTGGTTGTTAGGGTGCAACAATCTTTAAATAACAATGCACAACAGACATTCAACCCAACTACAGACTATTTGACTCTTGGATCAACTGACGAGGTATATTTCCTACAAGAAGCAATTAATGGAAATTACCAGCTTTATTTTGGAGACGGAATCCTAGGGCAGAAACTTACAGACGGAAACATTATAAGTATAACATACATTTCAACAAATGGTGCTGCAGGTGGATTAGCAAATAATTTTGCATTGATGGATAATCTTGGCTCGGTATCGTCCGTAACAGTCACTCCGTATCAAGCAGCAACACAAGGTAGATACAAAGAATCAATTGATTCGATTAAGTTTCAAGCACCTAAAGCATTTGCTTCACAGGGCCGCGCAGTGAGTAAAAATGACTACATCACGATACTCAAACGGAATAATCTTGGAATATCATTTGATGCAGTATCAGTTTGGGGTGGAGAAGAAAATACTCCACCAGCGTACGGCCAAGTATTCATTTCATTGAAACCTGCAGGAGCATATGATTTAACCGAAACACAGAAAAAGTTATTATTGGACCAGGTTATCAGACCAATCAGTGTAGTGACAGTTGAGCCGGTGTTGGTTAATCCAGATTACACATATATTCAGTTAGCAATTACTTTGATGTATAGCCCAGCAAAAACCAAATTGACTGCAGGTGAAATACAAACAGGCATTCAATCCACACTATACAGCTACTCAGCAACCAGCTTGAATACTTTCAATTCAACATTCAGTTCTTTTGCAATATTATCTGCAATTAATTCATTCGACAAGTCCATTGTTTCTTCCGATTTTACAGTTAATCTACAGAAGAAAATATACCCAACACTAGGCACTACAACCACATACATTTTAAACTATAACACTCCGTTGAAACGGGGCATATATGGAAGTAGTATTTCCAGTTCACCAGGAATTAGAGTTCCAGATTTAACTAATACTACAGACACGTTTTCGGATGTCTTTTTTGAAGAAGTGCCTACTCCGACTGGTGGATTAGAAATTGTTTACATAGTAAATCCCGGGTTTAATTATACATCTATACCAAAAATCACTATCACCGGTGACGGCACAGGTGCAACCGCATCAGCCACTATAGTAAACGGAAGACTTTATTCCATTAATGTATTGAGTACTGGGTCTGGCTATACAACAGCAATTGCCACAGTTACTGCTGCAGTTGGCGACCAAACAGGAACCAATGCAGTATTGGTATGTACTCTGCAAGGTCGTTATGGTGTCTTAAAAACTTATTACAATGATTCTACATATGGTAAAGTTGTGGTAAATAGTAATGCAGGAACAATAGATTATGTATTGGGTGTTATAACAATACCAGAAATGAATGTACTCCAAGTTGACAATCCTTTAGGTCAATTGACTATTACCGCAAGCCCCACTACTACAATCATAGCTTCAACATACAACAAAATAATTACAATAGATCCGTATGATCCAAATGCAATTGTTGTAAACGTTAATCAATCAAGAAGTTAAGATAAATGATGCAAAGTAATCATAAAACCTCAACGCTGATTCCATATCAGTTACCAAACTTTATCACCGAAGATCCAAACTACGCCAATTTTACTCTGTTTCTACAAGCGTATTATGAATGGATGGAACAACAAGGTAACACTTTAGATTTTTCTAAGAGCTTACCTAATTACATGGACGTGGATACAACCACGAATGAATTTTTAAATTATTTTGTCAATGATTTTATGTCTTATTTTCCACAAGATATCCTTGCGGACAAGACAAAAGTAATTAAAATCGCAAAACAACTATATCAATCCAAGGGCACTCCAGCATCTTTCCAGTTTCTATTTCGTACACTATACAATTCAGATGTTGAATTATTTTACACCAAGGATGTTGTATTAAAAACTTCTTCAGGTAAATGGTATATTTCCAAAAGCTTGAAGTTAGCTACAAGCAATCAGAATTTCCTAGAAATCCAAAATTTGCGAGTATTCGGCAACATTTCAAAATCAATTGCTACAGTTGAAGCTGCAACATATGATGGCCTAAAGACTGAAGTATTCATTTCAAATATTGAGAGGTTGTTTCAGTCCGGTGAAACGGTTACTGTAGTAGATTCTTCTAATCAACTGGTATATTTCTTAGACAACAAAATTGTACCTGCAGGCACCGTTGGATCAGAAACTCTGAGTGCGTTGATTGTGGGTCAGATCAGTCAAGTTCTGATAAATTCAAAGTTCAGAGGAACAAACTACTCCAGTGGAGATCCTGTGGTATTATATGGCGGGATAAACCCAGCTACAGTAAATCCAGTAAAAGCAATTGCAACAGTTGGAACAACAACTTCAGGATCAGTTCAACGTATAGATGTTAAAAAAGGTGGATACGGGTTCACACGTTCAGAACCCAACACTATGATTGGTGGAGCAAACACAGAAATACTCTTTTTGAACATACAAGGTAACAACCCAAAAGCACCATTCGCGAGCATCGGCGGTTTAGATTCAACACAGCAAGCAAATGCAACCATGATTCCGTCGGATAGTATTGTTTTAAAACGATACCACTACATCGGTAATATTGCTGGATCGTCTGGTGCCAATACAATAGGAACACAAACATATGCCACTGTTGGCGCTATCACAACAATAACAACCAATCTGTCAGCTAATCCTCCAATAACTCCAGAAATGAGTACTCAAGTAATTGGTACAGGAACTTATTTTACTACAGATTTATTTCCTGGCAAATTGATATATGCCACAGATTCTGTTGGCACAGGTGGTGATTTTATTGGTGCAGTTAGTTCAATTGCCAACGATACGATTTTCATACTGACAGCGCCGGCCGCAGTTGCAGTCAATAACAATCCGTATCATGTCGGAAACCGAAATTATACACAACAATATTATAAATTTGCAAACAACGCAACAGCCAATGCCAATACAACCTTAGCTAGCGCATTTACTTTCTCTACATTTCCGACTTTTCCAATCAGTTCAATAATCGTTAATAATCAAGGTGGTGGGCTTACAACAACACCAACACTGGAAGTTGTATCCGTATACAATACAGATATTCTATCCAAAACAAATCTCGAAAGATTAGGCATACTTGCACCAATTCAAATTATTAACCCAGGAAAAGGCTATTCGGTCAACGACAAAATTGCGTTTATTGGAGGTTCTGGTTATGGCGCATATGCAAATGTAACAAGTGTGGCGGCATTAGACGGAGCAATTAACGCCATTAGTTTTGTACGTAACACAGCAGATCCTTTCCCACACGGCGGCATGGGGTATTTCAATCCACCAGTTGTCGTTGTAGCAAAATTGGCCACAGGCAAGGTGACTACATCAAATACAAGTAGTGTAGTCACAGGTAACGGCACATCATTCTCTACACAAATAAGTGCAGGTTCATTACTGGTAAGTAACACGAACATAATCCTAGGCACAGTAAAATCCGTCTTCAATGCCAATACAATCATATTGACTTCAAATGCTACAACTGCGTTGATAGCAAATTCTTTCTATTTCAACACATCAATATTAGCTGCACCTGGGCATCTAGGTGCCGGAGCAGAATTTACACAAATTGTGAATAAAATTGGGCAAATCACCTCATTCTCAATTTCAGAAAACGGTGAAGATTACATCGCAGCACCAGGAGTTTCATTAAAGATACAAGACCTAATAATCACAAATGTTGCGTCTACGTTGGTAGTTCCTACCGGTGAGCATATTTACCAAGGCACAAGTCTGGCGACTGCATCATACAGTGCTAAAGTAGATTCAATTATTAGAATTCAAGCGTCAGAACCTGCCAACACATCAGTATATCAATTAAGAGTATATAATTATACTTCAAAACCTGTACCGACAAGCCCACTAAAAATAGATTCCTCTGGAGCAACGTTAGCTTTAGTTCCAAATTTCATTAATAACAATAGAGCAACAATTTCTACAGCAGCAGACAATTCATCGTTCGATTCCGCAAACGCAGTCATGGTATATGGTGATGGTCAAGCAAAAGCAAACGCAACTTTCCTAAATGGTCTGGTTCTTAGTAATGGGCAGTATTTGGACTCTTCTGGGCAACCAAGTTCGTTTGATGTGTTACAAAGTGTCGATTATAACAACTATACATATGAACTAACTTTATCTAAAGAGATTGAAAAATACCGAGATGTATTACTGAATCTGTTACATCCAGCCGGCATGAAAGTCATCGGCCGTATTGCAATGTCTTCAGAAAATACAAACACGTATGACATAAAAAGTGGGCTGGAAGAAGCTCACACATTGAGCTATTATTCTGGTGGAGGAGCTTATGCTTCAATGGTTGTAGGAACTCTTGCAAATCCGAGTAATAATATCATCCGCATTACTGCTCCTAATTGGACTGTAGATTCTAACCTTAACAATTTCATAATTCCAAACACCACATCTATTGAATTCGCTTATGGTACCGGAAATAATGATATAATTAGTTCCTTGATTATTTCTGTAAATGCACCAGCAAATACAGTTACAATATCAGAAAATGTTTGGACATACCTCGCAAACGTTGCAGTCGTTAAAGCATATTCAGGTAACAATTCTATATTAAAAATACAATCATTAACAAATTCATACAACATTGTTAATAATGGTAATTATAGTAACACAATGTATCCAATGAGGGACATAGTGAATGTCGGCGATTTGGTTTCTGTCAATGGTGTTTCTCGAACAGTAACCTCTATAGACACAAGTTATACCGCACTGACTTTGAATGCACCTATCACTGGTACACTACAAACAATCTCGTTGAAAAGTCCAGGTGCTAATTATTCAACTAATGATAAAATTATTTTTGTCAATAGTGCAAATGGATTCGGTGCATATGCAAATGTGTTGAGTGTAAATACTACAACAGGTGCAATAACCTCAGTTGGATATGTGAGTAATACTGCTAATCCACAACCTTTGGGCGGCTTAAACTATAGCATATATGCTGTGCCTACTTTAGTGGTTGCCAATGTTGCTATCGGAACGATTACTGCCGCCAATACTAGTAATGCTGTAACTGGCACCGGAACATCATTTACAACACAATTGACAAGTGGTGCACCTTTAGTTGCAAATACAAACGTACTGTTGGGGATTATTAATTACATTAGCAACGACACAACATTATACTTAATTGCAAATTCCTCATATGTTGCCACCGCAAATGCATTCTACAAAAGCACAGCAATACTGTCGGTGCCGGGGATAAATAATTCAGGAACAGTTTCTGTTAGTAGATTGTTGGTTTCAAATCCAGGGGATATACAATCCGTACTATTATTTAATTCTACTGGCGTAGAATATTATACAGAATTGACAACCGAGGACGACCAATCAATAACAACTGAAGATGGCACAACACTTCTAATAGGATAAAAGAATGTCTAAAATTACAATCACGGGATTACCAGCGGCCTCATCAATTTCATCAAATACTTCGAACACTTTATTTGTTGGTGTTGACATTCCCACACTAACAACTGGTAGATATAGCGCACACACAATAGCACAGGGGCTCTATAAAAACGAAATTTTGAATGTGGGTGTTAATCCGAATGTTTTACCACACACAGTTGCCCAATTTGCAAGTAATGGTTCTTCCTACATCCAAACAAACTTAGTTAATACGGATGATGGCGGTTCTGCAGATATAGTAGTTACTGCTAATGCAGCTTCAGGGGGAACAGACTCTGCATATTTCATTGATATGGGTCTAGCAAATAAGTATTACCAGCCGGGGCTTGAATTCAATAACATCGGCACTTCTATTAATCCATTAGACGGATATTTATATGTACAGGGATTAAACGGAACTTCTCCTGGTGGAAATTTAATTGTAGGCACAACAACATCAAACACCGAATTGCGGTTAATTGTTGGTGGTGGCACATCATCAAACATCGTTGCTAAGTTCACATCTTCTGGGATGGTGATGAATACTGCAACGGCAATAACTTTTCCAGATGGAACAAAACAAACCACCTCGGCCGTCGCAAATGCATTCTCACAGGCCACATACACATACGCACAAGCAGGGTTTGCACAAGCTAATACAGCCAATGCTTATGCATACAGTTCTAACACCTGGTTACAGAGTAACATAGCATCAACATTAGTTTCAGCCAAATCATATACCGATACAGCGAATAACTGGTTACAAGCCAACATAGCATCCGGATTGGCTGCGGCCATATTTACTACCAATTTTTATACCGATACAGCGAATAATTGGTTACAGAGTAACATAGCATCAACATTGGTTTCAGCCAAATCATATACCAATACAGCGAATACGTACATACAAAACAATTATATCGCAAACAACAGCCCGATCACTGTTGCAAGCAATAAAGTCGGTATCGGTACTACAACTCCAGCATACACACTTGATGTTGCTGGAAAAATAAATGCCGCGAATAATATAAGCGGACTTAAATTGCTTGTAGGGGATATTGGCGCTGCATGGGTATATGATCAAGCAATTCAAGTTAATAGTAGTTTTCCACAAGGAGCGGCGGCGTATCAATGGCAATATGGTAATAATTCATATACACCATATCTGGCATTCATTAAAACAAGAAGTGCTGTTCCTAACGACCTAATCGGTGCAGTACAAACTGGAGATACATTAGGCTCAGTAGTTTTTGCTGGAGCAAGTGGTGGGAATCCAGGATCAGGTTCTAGTGGTCATGGTGCAAATCCAACTGCGGCGATTGAATGTCGAGTTGATGGTGCAGTATCATATAATGTTGCAACATTAACTGGTCAAGTGCCGGCAGCATTATACTTCTCTACTGGATCTTCAACCGCAACCGGCGGCAATGCAAGAATGGTAATCAGGAGTGATGGTAAGGTAGGTATCGGCACTACAACTCCAGCATACACACTTGATGTTGCTGGATCACTTAATGTATCTGATACGGTAACTATCACTGGCTCATTGGTTGCTGCAAATACGATTAGAATACCGATTGTATATTCAGCCGCGCAGACGGCTATCACCGTCATGTTCAATAATTCATCACTAATCAGATGTAATACTTCGACTGGGCTAACAGTCACATTAGCTAATTTTATTCCAGGTAAATTTGTGGACTTGATTGTCGTTAATGAAGCCGGTGGTGCGCGAACAATCACTCACGGCGGCCTTGCAATAAATTCAACTGTTAATAGCACCTCATTCTCGATGGCAGGCACAAGCGCAGCATACATAAGATATTTTTGTATTGCGGGCGACCTTGCAAATACTTTTGTGTCAGTTCAACACGCTTAATAAATAAATCATGGCAAATAATCCTAATCTAAACGTACTGACATACAACGCAAAAGCTGTCCAAGCGCAAATGGAGTTTTACTCTCCGGTTGCCACTATACAAGGGCAACCATTACTCACAATTTATGCATTCTTAGGGCAAGCAGATCCATGGCCTTATGTGGATGGCGTAGAAATTCCGGAGCAGCCAAGACAAGATCAACGATATTTGAAAAAAGTATTCAAGAACATGTTTGTCGCTAAGTTGATTAACACCAGTAATATTTGCCCAGTACTCCAACGGATTGATTGGACCAACAATAGAATTTACGCTGAATATAGCGACACCATTGATATGTTGGAAAAAGATGCAAATGGATTCTTAATTCATAATTTCTATGTAAAAAATAGATATGACCAAGTATTCAAGTGCCTTTGTAATAATAATGGTGCTCCTTCAACAGAAGAACCTTATTTCCAGCCAGGGTCATACGGCACAAACAACATCTACCAAAATGCAGATGGGTATAAATGGAAATTCATATACACTATTGATGCGGGATCAAAAAGAAGTTTCATGGATTCTAGTTGGATGCCAGTTCTCGTAGGTGTGAATGTGCCGCAGCCTATAGGTAATATCGCAGGTTACGGTGACATTGAAGTCATCAACATAACAGATGGCGGTTCAGGCTATGATCCAATCAATGCACCAATCACTGTCACTGTATCCGGTGATGGCTTAGGTGCAACAGGCAATGTAACGAGCAGCCAAGTGAGTAATGGTGTAATTACAGATGTTGTTGTAAGACCTGGATTTGCGGGGAAAAATTATACAAACGCCACCGTTACAATCTCTTCTGCAGCTGGTTCAGGTGCAACTGCGATTGCTCCGGCCTCTCCAATTGGTGGCCACGCTTGGGATCCTATATCCGAATTAGGCTGCGATAATCTCATGTATACCGCACAATTTAACGGTACAGAAGATGGTTTGTTGCCTGTCGATGGTGTCAAGTTTAGACAAGTTGGTTTATTAGCATTACCAATGGAATACGGTAGCACATCCGGTTCTACGACAATGGCAACAGGAGATTTTTATAATACAACTTTACAATTATTGATGTCCTCAGGTCAAGGATCTTACTTATCAGATGAGATTGTTAAACAGTATGATAATAGTTCACCACCAGTTGAAATATTTTCCGGCACAGTTTTAAACTTCGACAGTGCGTCTAATATATTACAAGTAATAAATACTTACGGAAGCTACACTCAGAACCAAGGAATTAAAGGTATGCAATCTGGTACTTTTAGAACGTTGTTTACCGCATCCGAAAGCAAATTGGTGCCATATTCTGGATATATTATGTACATAGAAAATCGAATCGGTGTTCAGAGAAGTCCTGACGGCATTGAACATTTTAAGTTTGTTCTGGGATTCTAAGTTATAAATTTGTAAGATAAATAAGCTACAATATAAAACTGTTTATGCTTGGAAGTACCAAAAAACAGATGGTAAACAAAGACTCACAAAGGTTAATTAAATGTCTATAAATTTTAATAGTGGTCAATACCTTGACGACTTCGATCCATCAAAAAACTTCCATCGCATTCTGTTTAAACCTGGTGTGGCGGTACAAGCCCGTGAGCTTACACAATCTCAAACCATATTGCAAAATCAGATTTCAAATTTTGCAAGTAGTATTTTTTCTCAAAATACTCCGGTCAGTGGTGGGCAATTAACGATTAACCAACAATGTCACTACATCAAACTTAATCAAATTGATCCTAATGGCGGTACGGTTGCCGCGGCAAATTTTGCAGATCAAAATATTACAGATGTAACTGGAACGATCTTAGCAAAAGTCATTGCCACATCAGAATATATCAGCCCACAAAATCCAGCAACCCTGGTAGTTGTTTTCCTTACTGGACCAAAATTTGTTGACGGTTCAGTTGTATACACAATTCCAACAGAAACTACTCCAACCACGTTCCTCGCTTCTGTGGCAACTTCATTACAAACAACGCTGAGTGGTGTGACAACAACATTAAATTCTGTTGGATTGTCATCCGTAGCATCCATCGCGGATGGTGTATTCTATATTGTTAATGGTTATTCAATTTCAGAAACCACCGGAGTGAAATATTCCATTGGCAATTTTGTTCAAGTAAATCCACAGACAGTCGTATTGGACATTTATGATAATGTGCCTTCACTGCGGATAGGTTTACAAATCAATGAAACATATATTGATTATGTAGATGACATTTCACTTTTAGATCCCGCAGTCGGTGCATCCAATTATCAAGCACCTGGCGCAGATCGTTATGTTATCACATTAACCCTGGTCGCATTACCATTGTCATTAGGCAGTGATGATGGTTTTATTGAATTGGCGCGAATAATTGATGGGCAAATTGTAAAACAGGTTGATGGAACAGTATATTCCACAATCGATGATTATTTCGCCAAGCGCGATTATGAAACAAATGGTGATTATATTGTCGATGATTTCAAATTAATACCTACAGCAAACACATCAGATCCATCAAAATACAATATCAGCATTGGTAAAGGTATTGCATATGTGCATGGTTATAGGGTTGAAAATCAATCACAAATTGTCTTGACCAATGATAGGGCCCGCAGTACAGCTAACGTTTCAACTAATCCAGTATTCATAGAACATGGAAATTATTTCGTAGTCGATACTGCAAACGGCGTATTCGAAGTGAATACAATGCCGCAGGTTGATTTCCATTCTGTGCCTGCAGCAAATATCAATGTGGCATTCAGCACTGGTTATTCATCTACTTTAGTTGGCACTGGCTATGTCCGTGGTATGAACTATGTTTCAGGCTCAGGAGCAACAACTAAAAATTACATCTATAATACATATGTTTCAGACATATCAACTAATACGTTGTCAGGTACTGTTGCGGGCACAGGAAATACATTAACCACATTCACATTTACTGATACTACGGGTGTGTTTTCTACATCCAACAATGCATATTATCAAACAACTGTTGCTGTGACAACTTCTGGCATAACCGATATAAGAAACATCATAAGTTACACCGGAACACCAACAAAAAATGTTGTGGTCGATGCAGCATTCACTTTAGTACCAACATCCTCATCTACATTTAAATTGATATTTGAACCATATGATGTTGAATCAATTGTCAAGACAACTGGATCCGGATCGTATGCGTTAACTGCAAATGTGAACATCAACACAACATTAGGTAAAGTTAATGGGCTTTCTACCGGAGATTCAATTTTAGTAGATCCCTCAGCACCAGAACTTCTTTGGTCAGTTGGATATCCGTTCGTAGCAAACGTTACAAATACAAGTTATAGTACACAAAGAGTGTATCATAACAAAACATTCAATACTAATGTCATATCATTGTCTGCTCAAGGATCCAGCAGCATATATCCGTTACAATTTGATACTTCTACCGGCACACTTTCTGGTTCCGCAGCACAGCAAGCTTTCATTGTCATTGAAAATGCAACAGGTAGTATTCTAGATTTCAACACTTCTGGAAACACAATAAGCATCTCAGGTGACAAAAGAACTGCGACGTTCACTTCAGCCGCATATAATAATAAAGTTGTCACAATTATTGCTAATTTGTTTGTTAATAATGCAGACAAAGAAGCTACTTTTGTGTTAAAGACAAAACATCTAATTACAGGTGATAGTACAACTGCAAGTGGATCATTAGTGCAAATTGCATCTACTGGAGTGTATCAAGATTTAACAAAAGGCCAAGTACTCATTAGCAAAACAGCATTATCACCTAGTGCTAAAAATACATTGTATGTTAATGACGTAAAACTAATTTCTAAAATTATAGATACAAACAGCACATCAGGTTTACCTACAGGTGCATTAGCTAGTTTTAAAGACATAACTAGAAATTTCACGTTAGATAATGGCCAACGTGATAACTTTTATGACCATGCATCAATTTCTTTAGTTCCTGGTGCACCTATGCCGGCTGGGCATATTCTAGTAATATTTAATTACTATGACCACACACAAGACTCGACTGGTGATGGATATTTCAGTATTCAATCATATTCAGGCACAACGTCTGTTTTTGGTGGCACTTCAACTGCGCCGGAATTATACCAGCAAATTCCAACATTCACAGCCAAAAGCGGATACGTATATCCGTTGGCAGACACAATAGATTTTAGGCCTTGTCGAAAGAATGGGCAGACTGCTTATATTTGGGAATATTCATCCACCAATACGGACGTTGGCTTACTATTGCCTAGAAACTTAACAAACTTTGTGAATAGCTATTATTACTATTTGGCTAGGCAAGACAGGTTGGTATTAACAAGAGATAAGAACTTCAAAATTATCCAAGGTGCATCTTCAATAACACCTTCACTACCTAATGAACTCACTGATGCGATGTTGATTGCAAATTTATTACATGATCCATATACAGCATATGTTCCGGGTGAAGGTCCTCCGACAATCACACCAAATATGTCGTTCAATAAGATCAAGCATAAGCGATGGGCTAAGATGGACATTACAAACTTAGAATCTCGCGTAAACAATCTGGAGTATTATACCTCATTAAGTGTTTTAGAACAAAATGCACAATCATTACAGGTGCCTGATACCAATGGAATAAACAGATTCAAAAATGGCATATTGGTTGATGACTTTTCATCATTCTCTACAGCCGATACGTACAATGCGAATTATGCTGCAAACATAGATATCCGAAACAATAGAATGACAGCTTTACAGACTGTGAATAATTTCCAATTACAAAATCCAGTAGTACTAGCATCTTTAGGTACACTAGCCAGCACGAACGATTATGCAATTGGAAACGTTGGAGCTACACAAACAAACGTATTCACCCTGCCATACACAACTGAGGCCACAGTACTTCAACAATTTGCAACTAATACAGTTTCTGTGAATCCATTCTCAGTTACATCACAACAAGGTATTGCACAGTTGAATCCACCCATGGACAATTGGGTAGATAATACTCAAGCGCCGGCAATTATAAGTTCAGACCCAGGGGTTCAAATAAATCAAGCAGGTATTGGTGTCAATTCATTAAATGCCAGTAATTGGACTTTGATACCAGGAACTTCGACTTCACTTACAACAGTCACCAATACAAATTCCAGATTCGGGTTGTCAGCGGGCTTCACTTCAACCACAACACAAACATATTCAAGTCAAATACAGAATACGACTTCGACATCTTATAATCCATACTCCACATCATTAGCAGTGAGTAATGGAATTATAACCAACATTGCAATATTACCATACATCAGACCTCAACAAATCTTGGTCAGTGCTTCGGGGTTATTGGTGAATACACCAATATCAACGTTCTTCGACGGTATTGATGTGTCGAAATATATGACAGCATTAAATACGATAGAATTAGTGGGGATTGTTCCGCTCGTTACTGGGGGTACATTTAATAAAGACGATATTGTTGGATTCTATTCTTCAAACCAGTTCTTTCCAATTGCTCGTATAATCTCAATTTATAATTATCCTAATACAAGTAATTGTAGACTGTATGTTTTGAATATTGTTGGTGCACCGGGAACAGTTGCTTCTACTGAAATTCGGAATGGATTGTTCGACAGCATTGGCAATTATCTATCCTCAACGGCATCAGCAACACTATCGAATAACTCAACTGTAAATTCGATCGTCAGTATGAGTTCCAGTGGAATAATCTCCGCAGTGGGTGGCGGATACTCAAACACATACAATTCCGGCACAATAGCTAATTTCTATAGTATTCCACCCGTAAGCACATACTCATCGTTTTTAAATGAGTATGGCATTTGGGGAGATGTAAACAACAGCATAGCATATGCAGCTAGTATTCCAGTGACGTTTGCAGCAGGAACTTACACAATTATTTTAGCCTGTTCAGGTGGTGCATATGTATCTGCAAACAGTGCAAATATTGCAACATTTACGGCTGGCTCAAGTGCCACGGTGGCGACAGCAACTTTACCGGCAGGAACTGCAGTTTTATCGTGGGCCGCAACAAGTTCAGGCACAACAACATCGGCCTTTGCGTTAGTAATCCAAGATTCGGCAAATAACGTAGTATTCTCATCAGTAAATCCAACACTAGCATACATAAATGCGGGTACACAGATTACTATGCCAGGTGGAGGTTCTTGGTTCGTAGGCGCAACACAAATTGCATTAGATCCATTGAATTCGTCAAATGTTGCAAATTATTATGTCGGTTCATCGATAAGCATACAATCTAAGTTAGCATACACCGTACCGCTTTCAGCAACATATGTGCCGCCGACTATACCAGATATTGTTGGTCCAGTTATAGACACTACACCACCAGGTTCAGGTGCAGGTTCGGATCCAATTTATGTGGAAACTCCTTGGATTCAAGAAATCGGCGGCATCGGCGATTTCTAGTGAGTGCCCGTTATAAAATTTCTATCAAATCCTGCTGCTAAATAATTAAAAGAATCTATTGGAAAAATAAATGGCAACAATAACCCTTTCGAGTTTATACAATTATTCTGCAAATATTATTGCATATAATGCGACGACCAAAATTGCAACTTTGGACAGGCCTGTAGGCGTCTCAATGGGAGTAAATACCACTGTGGGTGGTGATATAACTTCCAAATATTCTATACGCGGAACACTCACCAACGTCGCAAAGGCAATCAAACTTGGCACTGCATTGCCTGTTCCTTCGACGGATGAGTCTGGTAGTTTTTCTGCAATTTTTAATGTCCCGGCAGGTATGTTCCAGACGGGGCACAAAGTTTTTCGTATAGACAATAGAATAACACCAACAAGTGAGTCGAGTGCTACAACATATGCTGAAGCTACATTCACTGCTTCAGGGCTATCAGTACAATCACAATTGTTGGGACTTTCACCTGCTGTAGATTCCTCTGTATCCTCATTCACACAAACTAGTAAAATTTCATCTGAAGTAGTGAAGACAATTGACGAACCAAACCCATTCGATCCGATTGCACAAACATTCTTGGTGACCAAAGATGTTTATCCTAATGGAATATTTTTAAGTTCAGTCAAATTGTTTTTCCGGACCAAGCCAGCAAGTTCTACGCCGATTACGATTTCAATCATACCTACGATAAATGGTTATCCTGCTGGCTTATCATTAGACTATTCGACAGTCACTTTGACTCCAGATAAAGTAAAAACTTCATTGACGCCGCATTATTTGGACACTACAGCGTTTACTGCATTCACATTCGCTGCACCAGTGTATATACAATCAGGAGTCCTTTATGCAATTCTGATAAAGTCCAACGATAAAGAATATACGTTATATTACGCGCAACAAAATGAATTTGCAATTCCATCATCAGCCAAAGCGAAGTTAGAGGATGAAGCTCCTACTAATCCGACGAAAATTGGTGCAGCACCATATGTTGGTGCATTGTTTGCATCTCAGAATGGTATCACGTGGACAGCAGACCAATCTAAAGATTTAATGTTTGTTATTGATCGTTGTGTGTTTAACACTGGAACCTCGGTTATTCCGTTTACTACGCCTAGAAATTTGCCGTATAGAAAAACGGCCGGCGATGATATATTACTTAAAATGAATGCAAATAGTGTCTCTCAACTCTCAGGTAATTATTCCAGAAGCGTTCTTGTTGATGCCATAAATGTAACAACTACAGATTTTATCCCTACAGATACATCAATCAACTATTCATATAGTTCGACATTATTCAATGGCAATGTGCAAACTCCAATTAAACCAATTACTCCTGGTAAATTAGGAATGCCGACGCCGGACCAATTCTATTTAAATGATGGGCTCGGGCAAAGAGTGTTGTATAATTCTACAGACCAATCGTTTGCTCTGTATGCTACAATAAGTTCTAGTGATCCTAATGTATCTCCTATAATTTCAGACGACGGAGTTTCGTTATATACAATCCGGTATAGCATCAATAACATGGGAATTTCAAACAATGTTATTTCAATTGCTAATCCTGGTTATGGTTACAATATAGCCAATGCAACAGTAGTTATTACTTCAGCATTAACAGGTTCGAATACAACAAATGATCTTGGTGGACCTACACCAATATTCAAGCTCACAGCAAACACACTTGGAGCATTGACTTCAGTGTACACAACAAATCCAGGTTCAGGTTATTTGGTAACACCAACAATTACAATTCTAGACCCACTGACCCGAGCAGGTAATGCAAATGCAGTTGTTACTATATCTGGAGAAACTTCTCCTACGGGCGGAAATGCTATTGCAAAATATTTCACGAAAAAGGTTGTATTGGTTCCAGGTAACGACTCTGCAGACCTTCGTGTGTTTTACACCGCATATAGACCAAATAACACACAAATATATGTCTATTATAAAATTCTAAGTTCACAAGATGCTTCAGTTTTTGAAACTTCGAATTGGCAATTAATGGCAACTGTAGGTAGCCCAAATATATTTTCAACGTCAAGAACTAATCTAATTGAATATGAATGTGCTCCTGGTGTGTTTTCATCGAACCAAGCAAACACTTCTAGTATCAGCTACACAAATTCTGCAGGGCAAACTTTTAATACGTTTATACAATTTGCAATTAAGGTAGTACTAGCAAGCTCAGATACAACTACTGTACCGTTCTTGACCGACATTCGCGCTTTGGCTTTGCCGGCAGCCACTGGAATTTAACATGACACTTGTTAAACTTACTGGCGCAAATTTTGTGAGAGACATTAAAAGTATGGCAATTACTCCAACCGATAATGCAGAAAAAAATGAATATTATGCAAAACTCCGAGTGGTAAAAACTCAAAAAGAAGAAATAAATAAAGTAAAATCGGAAATGGACGACATTAAAAATGATGTTATTGAAATCAAATTTCTACTGAAACAATTAATAGGTAAAAACACAAATGGCTAACACAGTAAACATTTTAGGTTATGCTAACACATTTGGTGACTGGGTAGTCTCAACGAATGCGGGATCAAAAGAAATAAATTCAATTGGCAAATCCGATTGGACTAAAGATTCCGGAAAACTTACACTGAACGGCACAAATATTGGGCTAAATGTAATCAACAATGCATTAGTTAATGGGCAGTTGCAGGTTCAAGGTGTAGGTTCATCAGCATTAATCGACAACAATTTGACTGTCGGTGGCGCAGCATACTTGACCAATACTCAAATTAGCTTATACTCTTCTGGGATTACATATGCCAATGGAACTCTGTATGCTCAGAACACAGGCACAAGTTTATCTGTTGCAAATAATACACTGATGGGTGGCACATTGAGTGTTAGCGGTGCGACAAGTGTGGGTGGCACACTGAGTGTATCAGGATTAATCACAGGGCTACAAAGTTTAAATATTTACAATACCGCTTACACCAACATCCTACAAGCAAACACAATTGTTACAACTGCAGCAGCAACAATAACTGGACCAACATACACCAATACATTGCAAGCAAACAGCACCATCAATACAGGTACTTTGATGGTGACAGGAAAAACATTCACCAACATCCTGCAAGCAAACACTACTGTCAATACAGCTACTTTGACGGTAACCGGAAACACATACACCAATATATTGATTGCCAATACCGGTATCTTTACAGCAGGTAATCTAACTGTATCCAAAGTCTTTACCGGCAATACAACAATCCTTCCGTCGAAATACTTCAGACATGCAATACAAGTTATTGGTACTGGTGAAAATGAAGCGGCTACTTATCAATGGAGTTACGGACCAAGTGCCAATTTGCCGTATATTGCACTCATTAGAACTAGAGGCACTAGCCCCGGAGATTTGAGTGTATCTTCTAGCTTAAATGAAACCCTAGGCACAATAGCTTTTGCTGGTGCCAGCGGCAATACATCCACAAACGGCGCTCAGCCAATGGCAGAGATGGGTGCTTATATTGATGGTACACCAACAAGCAACCCCAATAGTATTCCAACGGCCTTATATTTTAGCACTGGTTCGACTGCTGGTTCTAACAGAATGGTAATCAGGAGTGATGGTAAGGTTGGTATCGGTACTACAACTCCAGGATATACTCTTGATGTTGCAGGATCACTGAATGTATCTGGAGCACTGACTACAGGAAGTTTTAATGTTGCTAAAATGATTCTTGGTGCTGCTCCTTCTTATACATATGACCAACCAATTCAAATTAATAGTAATACGCAAAACGGGTCTTCTACTTACCAATGGCAATACGGCAACACTGCTTATGCTCCATATATTGCACTTATTAAAACAAGGGGCATCACCCCTAACGATTTTTCAGCGAATTCAGCGGTACAAACTGGAGACTTATTAGGTTCAATAGTTTTTTCTGGAACAAGCGGTACAGATCCAAACGCCGGCACCAGTGGTCACGGCGCAAATCCAACAGCATCAATTGAATGTCACGTTGACGGTGCAGTATCAAATTATATAGTACCTTCATCTTTATATTTCGTTACTGGATCTGATGTGCGCGGTGGATATTCACAAAGCCCTACGACCAGAATGGTAATCAGGAGTGATGGTAAGGTAGGTATCGGCACTACAACTCCAGGATATACTCTTGATGTTGCAGGATCACTTAATGTATCGGGCGCAATTTCTACGAGCAGCACACTTTCTGTACCAGCACTCACTGTAGCAGGATCAATCATAGGTGGTTCCATTTCTACAGCCGGCACAGTTTCAGGCAGTCAACTCACATCATATGGAAATGCATCAGTTGCTTCTAAACTTTATATTGGTGACGCACCAGCTTACGCATACACATATGGGCTACAACTGAATAGTAATACTATAAATGGTGCCTCAGCTTACCTGTGGCATTGGGGTGATGGAGCGAATTCTTACTTTCCTGTAATAGCATTGATCAAATCTAGAGGCGATTCGGTCAATGATTTGAAGTCTTGTTATGCTGGAGATAAAGTTGGATCAATAGTTTTTGCTGGATCAGCCGGTACGTCATCTGGCGGAGGTTCAACAGGCGGCGGCGCCGCACCGACTGCAGAAATTTATGCCCAGGTTGAGGCGACGCCGTGGTTTCAGCCTGCTGTTGGTGGCGCTGCTGCATATAGCTATATTCCAATGTCTTTAGGTTTTTCCACCGGCACACAGACGAACAACGGTGCAACTAGGATGAAGATCGACAGTGCCGGTATTATTACAATGTATGCTTATGGTTCCGGCACCGTTGTCATGTCTGGAGGGGTTATCTCTACAACTTCAGATGAAAATCTGAAAATCAAAGACGGCGGGATTTCTAATCCTATTTCGAAGATTATGGCTTTAGAGCCTGGTTACTTTTACGGTAAACCAGGTTCGAACTTAGGAACAGAACGACACCTAGGTTTTTATGCACAAAACGTATATGCTGCTATTGGGCAAGAGGCTGCTCCTGTACCGCAACCATCAACAACAAAAAATATGGATGGTACAGAAAGCACCGTCACTCCACCTTGGGGCTTCTATGATAGATCAGTGCTTGCGGTAGTAGTTGAAGCATTGAAAGCGCAACAAAATGAAATCGTAGCACTGACCGCACGTATCGCTGCACTAGAAAATAAATGAAATTAAACTGTAAAAATTCAAGGTAAGTATGCGGCATAAATAAGATAAACAACTCATGGGTGGGATAACATGGCCGCAGGATATTCAGATCAATTTCTAGAACAAGGTAGTACATTCACCACTCAATTGACACTTGCTGACGCATACGGCAACCCTTACAATTTAACTGGGTTTACTATAACCAGCCGGGCGAAAAAATCTTACACTTCAAGTAATGTTGCTATAGTATTCACGACGGCGATTACGAACGCCAATACCGGTATCGTAACGCTATCATTAAGTTCAGCCGCATCTGCAAACGTACCATACGGCAAATATGTGTATGATGTAATTGCAAACACCGGAACAACTATAACAAGAGTGCTAGAGGGTCAAATTTTTGTTTCTCCTGGTGTAACCGGAGTATACTCTTCTTACGGTACGGATATATAATGCCAAATGTTACAGTTACTCCAATCAATACAATTAATGTGAGGGTTGGTCCGGGGTCACCTTCGGAAGTACAATCTACCGCGACGTTCTTTGGGGCTGAAAGTCAAATGCCTTATGTCCAAAGGGCAATGGACACTGCAAATTCTGCTAACGTATTTGCACAAACTGCTCTGGCAACGGCTAATGCCTCTTATAACTATGCGAACACCCAGGTATCCATTAATAACGGAGTAAACCTAACCCAGAACTCAAGTATTACTGCAGCCTTTAACCAGGCCAATTCAGCATTTAACTATGCGAACACCCAGGTATCCATTAATAACGGAGTAAACCTAACCCAGAACTCAAGTATTACTTCCGCTTTCAATAAAGCGAATACGATAGGCACAATAGGTACTCAGGATTATAATCTGGTGACCATCACCGGCGGCAATATTGATAATACTTGGATAGGAAATACGGCACCGGTCGGTGGCATTTTTACCACCCTGACTGCAAATGGTCAAGTATCCTTAGGTGGCGTAACAAACTCAGAGTCATTTAGAGTATTAACTCCAGTAGCAGCCGCAGGATTACGGTTGCAAGTGGGTATTCCTAATTCAAGCGTTGTACGGTTAGGACCAGCAGGTACCAGTGTTGCCGATTTTAGAATAATGGCACCCACCTTCACAAATTTCTATACTGGTTCGTCTTCTGATGGATTGTCAGATGGTAGCGCGCAGATGCGTATATCTCATACAGCCTCCGCAGTCAACTATGTGCAGGTTACTGGTAGTTCCACAACAAACCAAACAATAATTTCAGCCCAGGGTAGCGACGCTAATATTCCATTGGCAATAGCTGCTAAAGGAACAGGATTGATTAATCTATATCAATCAACTGGGATCGGGCGGGGATCAACAAATTGGTGGAGTTTTGCAGGTTCAACAGCCGCAGGTTCTCCAGTTATAGCTACAGCGTTTGGTTCCGACACCAACATAGACCTAGCACTACAACCAAAAAATACAGGTATAACGACCTTTGGTAGTCAGCAGGCAAACTATTGGACTAAATCAAGCGCACTAACCGCAAATACGCCTGTTACTGCTGTCGTTGGTTCAGATACCAACATTTCAATGGCACTCCAGTCGAAAGGCACTGGAGCCATTGACCTAGCAGCAGGCTCCAGTGGTGTGAACATTAGTAACGGGGGTACGGTTACTGCTGTTACTAGGACAAACGGCGGGTCAACTTACACCAGCGTTCCAACTGTTGCCATTACTGCCCCGACTACTTCCGGTGTTCAAGCGGTAGCAACAGCAACAGTTACTTTAAGCACTGGCGGCGCAGCAATTG